TTAAAAGAAGTTTCCTTAGTCGAAAGTCCTGCTTTTCAGGATGCAATCGTTACCAAGGTAGCAGCGAGCGAAAGCGAGACTGCAGAAGCAACCCAAATCGAAAACCAAACCGAAAGCGAGGCAATCGTGGAAGATAAAACTCCCGTAGCCGCAACACCAGAGGTTGAAGCTGCTGCAGCTCCAGAAGCAGCACGCCCAACCATCACAGCAGCATCACAGCCATACAGCTCACAAACTGTTCGCCATGGAATTACTTCTATGGGTCGTTACACAGAGCACAAAATTAAAGCATCTCTAGGCAATGAGGAATCAAAGCTTTGGGTTGCAGCATCAGAAGATCCATTAGTGGTTCAAGCAGCAGTTGACTCAATTGGTACAACTAACCCTGCATTCAACCCAGTACAGTACCTACGTGAGTTTGTTTCAAACACAAACTTTGGTACTCCAGCAATCGATGCAATCAGCCGTGGCACATTGCCAACATCTGGTATGTCATTCTCAATTCCATCACTTGATACAAATGGTGGCGGAACTGCACCTACAGTAGCTGCAACAGCTGAATCAGGTACACCATCAAACACAGGTATGGTTACTGATTACATCACAGGTACTGTTTCAAAGTATGCTGGACAAAACACAGTAACTCTAGAACTTCTAGAGCGTTCTGACCCAATTTTCTACGATGAGTTAACAATCCAGATGCAACGTGCGTACCTAAAGGCAATCGATGCAGCAGTAATTGCTGGATTTATTTCTGATGGAACTGCAGCAACTGCACAAACAGGTGACTCAGCCGGCTTAATTTCATACGTAAGCACAGAGTCTCCAAAGGTTTATGCTGGAACTTCATATTTTGCTCGCAACCTAGTTGTGGGAACTGGTCTATGGGGAACTCTTATTGGAGCATCTGACTCAACAGGTCGCCCAATTTACAACGCTCAACCAACTACAACTGCGATGAACTCAGCTGGTGTAACTAGCCCAACTTCAATCCGTGGCAACGTTCTTGGTCTTGATCTTTATGTTGACAACAATGCTGTTTCTACAGTTGCTTCAAACTGTGCATTCATCGTTGCTCCAGAAGCTGCAACTTGGTACTCATCACCAACTTCATACTTCTCAGTTAACATCGTTTCAAACATGCAGGTTCAACTAGCAATCTACGGCTATGGTTCATATGTAACCAAGCAAGCTGCTGGTATCCGCAAGTTCGTAAAGTCAGCGTAGTTTAATTAGATCTATCCCGGGTGAGTAGCCCTTCATCCGGGATAGCCTGAAAGAAGGCAATCATGGCAGCCACTTATGTAACAAAAGCGGAACTTCGTACCAACTTAGGAATTGGGTCTTTGTACTCAGACTCCGTGGTTGAAGAGGTATGTCAAACAGCTGAGGATTTATTAAATTCTTATCTTTGGTTTGACTCAATTCCAGTTGTTGCGGCTGCCTTGAACTCAAATGTGGCTACTTTAATTCTTGCTTCTGCCGGATCATATGCAGCAGGTCAATCAGTTACTATTACTAATTCAGGGGCTACTTACAATGGTACTAAAACTATTACTTCTACCTATCCTTGGTCTGTCGGGTCTACTACTTTTCCTTATTTCACTTTTTTTCCTTGGAATAATTACAATTTTCCTAGGGGTTACAGTCTTATTCAGTATTCTGTTACAGCTGCTGATGACCCTTACCACCTTATCGTTCCGTACGGCAAAGCATCTGGTGTAGATACAAAACAGACTTCATATGCAAGCACTCCAGCAGTTCGTGAGGCGGCCATGATGTTAGCGGTGGACATCTGGCAAGCTCGGCAGACTCCAGCAACCGGTGGAACTGCCGTTGATTTCCAACCTAGTCCATACAAGATGGGTCGTAGTTTAATGAGCCGTGTACAGGGTCTTATCGCCCCTTACACAAGCCCTAGATCAATGGTCGGCTAATGACAGCGGCAATTACTACACTTAGATCCACAATTGCCACGGCTCTTGCCAATGATGGCGTGTGGTCAGTTTTTTCTTATCCACCAGCAACCCCTCTGGCTAACTCAATTGTGGTCGGCACAGCTGATCCTTACTTAACAGTCAATGATAATTCAAATTTAACGATCAGCCCTACTGCACATTTTAAGATTTCTATATTTGTACCTATGTTTGATAATCAAGGCAATTTACAAACCATCGAAGAGTTTATGATTGCCGTATATCAAAAATTATCTGGATCCGGTTTAGTTTATAACGCTCCAGCATTTTCAGCACCACAGGTAATATCATTATCCTCAGGAGATTTACTTAATGTAGATCTAAATTTTGACATACTAACGAGTTGGAGTTAATCATGGCAGACACAGATGCCGGCAAATTAGCCGCATACGAAAAAGAGAATTTGGCGTTTTTAATCAAGATCGGTCAGATTAAAGAGTCAAAGCCAGCAGTACAAGACACACCTAAAGACAAGGAATAAAAATGGCCATATTTCTACAAAATAATGTTGGCGTAAAGATCAACTCAATCGATCTATCTGACCACATTACTTCTGTTACAGTGCAACAAACCTTTGATGAAGTTGAAGTAACTGCTCAAGGTGATACAGCACACAAATTCAGCAAGGGTCTAGAGTCATCAACAATTACTCTGAACTTCTTGAACGATTTCGCAGCTTCTTCTGTTGCAGCGACTCTTCAATCAGCATACGGCACATCCGTAACAGCTATATTGATCCCAGTAAAGGGAACTGCTGTTTCAGCAACAAACCCTCTTTACACAGCTACTGTTTTAATAAATAACTTGCAACCTTTGAATGGCGCAGTTGGCGACATTTCAAACTCAAGCATTACATTTACATGCAATAGCACTATTGTTCAGACAACATCAGGATCATTCTAAGGAGATAAAAGTTAATGGCTAAACTTCGTATCACAAGGGCTACTGGAGAAGTTACGGATCATCAGATTACTCCAGCGATCGAAATGGCCTTTGAACTTCATTTCAAGTCAGGTATTCACAAGACTTTCCGTGAGCAGGAACGCCAATCAGATATTTACTGGTTAGCATGGGAATGCTTACGGAAGTCCGGTGTTACAGTCCCTATGTTTGGCCTTGAGTTTGTAGAAACTCTAAACAAGGTCGAAGTATTGGATGACGAAACAAATTTTTAGGTCGGGGATCAATGACCTATTTGATCGCCAGTTTGGCGGTTGAAACCGGAATTGCGCCCCAAGATTTGATTGAACTTGATCAACCGGTATTTGATGCCATGATTCAAGTTCTCAAAGACAGAGCACAGGAGATTAAGAATGCCAGTAGTCGTAAAAGGTCTCGCTGAGACCAAGCGTGCTATGAAACAATTTAATCCCGAAATTTACAAAGAAATGCAAGCGGAAATTAAAGCTGTGATGTTACCAGTACGGGATAAAGCCCGAAATTATGTACCTTTTCAAACTATGTACGGCTGGATGAATCAAAAAGGCACATGGGAAAATCGTGGATTTAATAAAGGTTCTATTGAAAAAGGAATTAGATATTCTGCTGGAACCACAAATAAAAACGACAATGGTTTTAAAAGCGCATTTTATGTAGCCAACAATACGGCCGCCGGAGCCATTTATGAGACTGCTGGTAGAGCGAATCCAAATGGTCAACCATGGGTAGGTCGCAAAGGCAAAGGTGGCAACAGATATTCTCATTCATCAAATCCAACTGCTGGCCAAACATTCATTCGGAATATGCAAGGATCACTTGCTGGGGCAGATAAACAAAAAGGCCGCTTGGTTTATAAAGCGTGGGCTCAAGATAATGGCAAAGTAGTACCAGCTGTGATTGATGCAATAAATGGAGCAATAACTAAATTTAATAAGGCGGCTCAGCCCAAATGACAAATATATTTGTTAGTGCAACAACTACTTATAATGGCAAGGCTTTAGCCAAGGGTCAAAAACAATTAACTGAATTTGAAAAAACAACAAAACAACTAGGCAAAACCCTTGCATCAGTATTTGCTGCTCAAAAAATATATGCTTTTGGTAAATCATCCGCCCAGGCATTTATAGCTGATGAAAAAGCCGCCAAGGCTTTACAGATTCAATTAAAGAATCTTGGGTATGGATATGCTGATAAAAGTGTTGAAGATTACATTGCCAAACTTCAAAAAATGTATGGTGTATTAGATGATGAATTACGGCCAGCATTTCAAACTTTAATTACATCTAGCGGATCTTTAGTTCAAAGCCAAAAGGCGTTGGGTGTTGCTTTAGATATAAGCGCAGCCACAGGTAAATCTGTTGAAGAGGTTTCAGCAGCTTTAGCCAAAGGATATACAGGGCAAACCACAGCTCTTAGTCGTCTAGGTGCCGGTATAGATAAAACCACCTTAGCCAGTGGCGATATGAACAAAATACTTGATTCTTTATCTAAAAAGTTTTCTGGACAAGCTGCGGCTCGATTAGGCACTTATGCCGGCAAAATGGATCAGTTAAATGTATCGCTGGCAAACTCAAAAGAAATTATTGGTCAAGGCATTCTTGCTGGTTTATCATCTGGCACAAATAAAGATGGCCTAAAGAGTTTTACAACCGACATGGAAAATCTTGCAGGCATTGTTGCTAATTTAGTAGCCGGCTTTGGTGCTCTCATAAGCAAAGTTGGTCAATTTACTACACTTAAAATTGGCAATACCAATGTATTAGATAAATTACTTAGCATTGCCCCAGTTGTATCTGCTTATTATAATTTAGGCAAAGAATCACTTGGCAAAAATAATATGCCAAGAGCCGGTCGCTCATATCAAGGTGGTCAAACTTCAAATGATTATTATGTAAGCAATCAAAAAGAACTTGCTTTAATTAAAGAAAAGAATCGTATTGCGGCTCAATTATTGGCCAAAGACAAAGCCAAACTCGCATTAACGGATCTTGCCAATAAATTTGACACTGAGCGCATTAACCTTCAAACAGCTTTAGCAGCAGCCACCGATGAAGAAACCAAATTACGCATAAAAGCAAAACTAGCTTTATTGGATCAAGATTCATCCTTAGCCGCTTTATACAATAAGCAATTAGATGCGGCAGCGGCTTCAACTAAATTTGCTGAGGCGGCTTCTCAAGCAGCTGATAAACTATTTAACGCATTTGAAAACGCTTCCAATTACGGCGCATTTAGAGAATCACCATATGTGCCAGGAGCAACAGCGGCAGTTGCATCAGGTGGCGGAACTACTATTATCAATAATTACAATGCCCCAGTATTTGATACTCAACAAAAGATTAACCAAATGGTTCAACAGGCAACCCTTGAAAACAATGTGAGTTTAGGAATTACCGCTCCGGCTGGATTCTTATAATGGCACTTCCAAAGGTTAACGCCTTTATTAACTTTTCAACCGGGCCAAGTTTTGGTCAGGCATTTATTATTGGTTCAGGTATTTTTGGAACAAACATTCTTGCCGATTCCACATCTGTCATTGTCGATGTATCAAGCCAAGTAGATTCAATATCTACATCCCGAGGTCGTAATGCTATTGCTGATCAATTCTTTACTGGAAGCCTAACCCTTCGTTTAGTTGATCAAAATGGTGATTTTAATCCTCAAAATACTTCGGGGCCTTATTACAATTTGTTAAGTCCAATGCGTAAGGTGCAAATTACTGCAACTTACTCCGGAGTAACTTATCCAATCTTTTCGGGATTTATTACAGCATATAACACCATAACGCCACAAAAGGTTGGTGATGTGGCATATACAGTTATTACAGCTGTTGATGCGCTCAGATTGCTTAACAATGCTCAAATTACTACTGTGGCGGATTCCGGTGCAGGTCAATTATCTGGCACCAGAATCAATCGATTATTAGATCAAGTGTCATGGCCACAATCAATGCGTGATATTGATGCAGGACAAACAACTTTACAGGCCGATCCCGGAAGTGCTCGATCTGTGTTGGCAGCTTGTCAAACTGTTCAATTGTCTGAATATGGCGCATTTTATGTTGATGCTTCAGGATCAATTATTTTCCAAGACCGCAAATTTACTACTTCCAGTGTTTATGCACCATCAACCTCATTTAACGATAATGGCACCCAGATTCCATATGAGTATGCTTTGTGGTTATTAAATGATGCTCAGGTGGTTAATTACGCCAATATAACTGCTACAGGACTAGCCACTCAAAATGCTAGCAATGCGGCTTCGATTACCAAGTATTTTACCCATGGTTATACCCAACAAAACCTTTTGATGCAGACAACTCAAGAAGCTCTTAATTACGCTTTAGCTTATGTGGCCAGCCATGCAGAAACTGCAATTCGATGCGATGCCATCACGCTTAATCTTTACACAGAAAATTATGACGCAGGTATTACCGCCGCTCTAAGCCTAGATTATTTCGATCCAGTAACAGTCACAACGACCCAACCCGGATCTGGAACATCAACAACATCAATAACCAAGACTCTTCAAGTATTTGGGGTTGAACACAAAATTACCCCTAATTCATGGAGAACGACATTTACTACCCTTGAACCAATAATCGATGGATTTATAATAGGATCCAGTTTGTATGGCGTCTTGGGAACCAATACACTAAGCTACTAAGGAGTAACAAATGGCATCAGGATTTCCAGCGGCAACCGGCGATGTAATGACGGCTGCAATGTTCAACGGGTTGGTGACTTTCACAGTCAACACCCAGTCAGGGTCTACTTACACAGTAGCCAATACTGACTTATATCAAGTTTTAGTAAACACCTCAAATGCTTCAACCAAGACAGTTACCATCGCTCCAGATTCAACATTGACTTCAGCTGCAGTTGGATCAGCAATTACTTTTCTAAACACAGGTGCAGGGTTATTAACTTTTGCTGCTGGTTCAGGTGTAACAATTCAATCGGCAGGTGCAGCACCAACAGCACCAACCTTGGCACAATACAAGTCATGCGTTGCAGTTCGTACTACTACTAACACTTGGGTTATCACAGGTGCAATAGCCTAATGATCGGTAATATTGCGGCTGGAGTTTATGGGGTTGGAGTTGCACCATCTACTAATTCTTATGAATCTATTGCCACAGTTTCAGTAGGTTTGTTAGGTTCTCCAAGTATTGATTTTACTTCAATCAGTTCGTCTTACAAACACCTGCAACTGCGCCTAATGGCTAGAGGTGGAGTTGGGTCATCTAACAGTTCTTATATTAATTTAAACTTAAACAATGATTCTTCAGGGGTGTACGCTGCTCACCAACTTTTTGGAGACGGCTCATCTGCCTCATCTAATGCTTTTGCTTCTCAAAATACAATTTATACAAATAGAATTGCAGGTGGTTCAACAACATCATCAACATTTGGTGTAATTGTAATTGACCTGCTTGACTATTCTGTAACTACAAAATACAAAACAATTAGAGCTTTGGGTGGTTACGACGATAACGGCTCAGGTAGAGTCGCTTTAACCTCAGGCTTGTATCAATCAACAAGCGCAATTAATAGAATTACTTTAACACCTGAGGCTGGTTCATTTCCACAATATTCAAGTTTTGCCCTATACGGAATAAAGGATTAACATGGCATCTACTTATGAATCGATAGCGACTACTACAGTTTCAGGTAGTTCAACACCATCAATTACTTTCAACTCATTTTCAGGATACACCGATTTAGTTATTGTTGGCGTTTATGGTTGGCAAGCAATAGACAAGTATTTGAGCATTACCTTTAATTCAGATACAACTGCTAGCAATTATTCATCAACTACATTAAATAGCAATGGCGCAGGTGGAACTTCAACAAGATTTACAGGCTCACTTGGAACTATTGATTTGGTTGGATTATATGGTGCAAATAGCGCATTAACTTCTATTATCAACATTAATTTAATGAATTACTCCAATAGCAACACTTACAAAACATTTATTTCAAGAGCCTCAGATTATGGTAGCAACGCACAGGCAACTGTTGGCTTATGGCGAAATACAAATGCCATTACTTCATTTACTTTAACAGATTACAACGGAAGTAATTTTTACAACGGAAGCAAATTTTCCCTTTACGGAATTAAGGCGGCATAATGGCTACTACATATACGCTTATTGATAAGGCAACAGTTGGCTCAGGTGGTGTTTCAAGCGTTACTTTCAGTTCTATACCTCAGACCTATACTGATTTGAAGGTTGTAATTTCTGCAAGAGGTAGTACTTCTGGTGTAGACCCAACTGGTTATATTTCTTTTAATGGTTCAACTTCAACCTTTACTTTTAAATGGCTTTATGGCACAGGTTCGGCTGCTGGTTCAACTAGCGGTTCAACTGGACAAAACTGGGATTACAATGGTTCAACTTCTACAGCAAGCACATTTGGCAATGCTGAGATTTATATTCCTAATTACACATCATCAAACAATAAATCATTTTCTATTGATACAGTTCAAGAAAACAATGCGACTTATGGTTCAGAAATTATGGGTGCTGCATTATGGTCAACTGGGTCAGCAATAACAACTATTGCCTTCTCACCGCAATCAGGAACTTTTAATGAATTCTCAACCTTCTACTTATACGGAATTAAAAACTCATAAAGGAGAAAACATGCCAAACCCAACTAAACTAATCATCAACTGCGAAACTAAAGAGCAGATTGAGGTTGAACTAACTGATGAAGAAGTAGCGCAGTTAGAAGCAGACCGAGCAAAGGCAGAAGTAGATAAAGCCGAAGCTGATAAAGCCGCTGAAGTAAAAGCCAAAGCCAAGGCAGATTTGCTAAAGAAACTTGGTATATCTCAAGAAGAAGCGGATTTGTTACTTGCCTAATACATCACAAAAAATAGTAACAACCACAGCTACATTATTGGTAACAGCCAATAGAGCAGATCAAATTGTTTATCTTCATTCATCATCTGGAATTATTTATTTAGGCAATTCAGATGTAAGCACAGGTACTGGATACCGCATGGATAATGGCGATAAATTGACTATGCAATTATCTGATAATGAAGCTCTTTATGGAATTACATCTTCTGGTACAGCAACAATGATGGTAATGGCAACAATAAATTGAAGCCTTGGTTATGCAAAGCCGGAGTCCAATTCAGGGAACAAGTAGATGACTGGTTTCCCGATCGGGATAGAAAGTCTGATGGCTGGTTGGGGGATGCTCGTCATTCCACAGGGGTGTCAGATCACAATCCAGACTGGACAAGTGGAGTGGTCAGAGCCATTGATATTGATGCTGATCTTTCACAACAAAAAGGATTATCAGTGTATCTTGCTGACCAGATCCGTCTCGCCGGAAAGACTGATCGGCGTATATCTTATGTAATTCATATGGGAAAAATTGCTTCACCTAAAAAGGGTTGGGAATGGCGACCATATGTTGGTATCAATGCACACAATCATCACATTCATGTCAGTTTTACTGACAAGGGCGATCAAGATAATACATTCTTTCAAATACCTTTGATCGGGGGAAAAATATGAACAAGAAATGGACAGCAGCTGTTAACTCATATGCAAGAGCATTATTTGTAGCTGTATTTACTGTTTACATGACCAATCCAGATGGTAAGCCAGCAGACATTCTTAAGGCTGGGATCATCGCTTTCTTGGCACCAATTATCAGGGCACTGAATCCAGACGATAATCATTTTGGTGTTGGTTCTAAAGAGTGACACCGGCCGAGTGGGCTGGTTTCGCCGCCGGCATCTCCGCCGTATTAGTCGCTTTATTTACGGGTCTTCGTTATCTTATTAAAGGATGGCTTTGGACTTTAACTCCTAATGGTGGATCTTCACTTGCAGATCGTTTAGCAAGAATTGAAACACGCCAAGAGGAAATCTTCAGGATTATTACCGAGAAGAAGTAACCTTTAACTATGGCAGCCAAAAAGAAACCAGTACGCCGCCGTAGATCAGTTGCTCGTAAAGAGACTACTGCTATGGATATGCACGCCATTGCGCTACATGAGTATTATCAATCATTGCGTAGGGCTGGTTTTAGCGTTGAAGTAGCAATGGGATTGATGGATTGTAAATCAACTATGCCGGAGTGGTTATTACCGACAACAGCGGATACCGACATAACCCCATTCTACGATGACGATGAGGATGAGGATTAACTTATTAAGCGATACTTGGTAATATCGGATTTACAGATTCCGTTTCACCATGAAGTAGCAGTTAAAAATGTAATCAAATTAGCAAGGAAAGAGAAGTTTGATAGTATCCTTTGTGTTGGCGATGAGATTGATTTTCAAACAATCAGTCGTTGGTCTGAAAAAACACCTTTGGCTTATGAGCAGACCCTTCATCGGGATCGCACAGCTACTCAAGAAATTCTTTGGGATCTAACAGAAAACGCTAAAGAAGCACACATAGTCCGGTCAAACCATACGGATCGTCTTTATAACACTTTATTAAAAGTACCTGGCTTAATCAGCCTACCTGAACTTCAATATGAAAAGTTTATGGATTTTGCCACAATGGGCATTACATTCCACAAATCATTTTATGAGTTTGAAAAGGGCTGGATTTTGGCTCATGGCGATGAAGGCAACAGTAATCCTAACGCCGGCATCACAGCTCTTAATTTAGCCCGTAAAGCGGGTAAATCAGTTGTTTGTGGTCACACCCATAAGTTAGGCATGAGTGCCTTCTCAGAGGGCTTAGGCGGCCATTACAGGCCTTTATATGGCATTGAGGTAGGAAACCTTATGAATAAGGCCAAAGCCTCTTATACCAAAGGATTAGCCAATTGGCAGATGGGTATTGCAATCCTTGAATGGAATGGCAAAAACATGACCCCGACGCTTATTCCAATTAACAAAGATGGATCATTTACAGCCCTAGGCAAATCATATGGGGCGTGAGACCGACTAC